AGTAAACATCCACAGATTATCTCATGTGGTGTCACTCTGTGTGTTTCAAGTTTATAGAAAATATAAAAATACCTATGGATCATAATAAAATATTTATTTTTAAAATAATCAGATACTACATTGATAGATATGACTCAAAAATGATTTACTGGAAAGAATAGTAAATCATTTTTGAATTTTTACCAATGTTGTATTTCTGGACACCCTCTAACATTAAAATATTCCTTTGTTAAGAATGTCCTTTCTGTTCATAAAAATTGATTAATGTTGCATCCACATTAGAGATGTTCTATCATAACAAATGGATACACAATTTGTCGACGTAATTATTCGTGATCATATGGATAAATTGACTAAACTCGCCCAAATATGCCATCTGGAACAGATCTTAATTGATGAATTACAAAACTCAAATCGAGTGATTCCGATGTCTATCAGAGTCGTTTCTCTGAAGAAGTTTATCTTGAAGAAGATCTTTCTGAGGAAAGATGTCTTCGTCTCAGAGCACGTGCAGATAGATTCGGCATTCCATCAGAAGAAAAAGATAAAATGCTCGCCAGGGCAAGGAGATTTGGGCTACTTTTAAAGTCCACAAAGAACAGCAGTATTGTTCATACACCTGTCAGAAAAACTACAAAGGCTCGTAAAGATGGTTCCATTTCTGCCCAAAATACACTATTTTATCTGATAGATTGAGGTAGTTGCTTGACTCCGAATTAGTTCATTATATGAACTGCACACCTGATAGGATAAAAGAACTTCTTGATATTGAAAGAAATTGTTTTATGAACCACCATAATTAGACATATTTGGCGATTTTATTACTATTACTAAATTGGGCAATGATATTATCCCATCGTCTTATGAGATACTTCAATTGTTTATTACAATCGAGTAAATATAATTCTTCTTTGTTACACCAGCGAACACCAATGACTTCGGTGGTATCAATCGGGTTCAATTTGATCGATTCACTATTATTAATAGCAATTAGATAATAAATTGATTTTAATATTTTTTTTGACTGACACTTCTCATTTAGGATGACTTTAAGTGAAGTTTCTTCATAAATTTCCCTCATTGCAGTTTCATATAGTTCTTCACCAAGTTCCCTATGTCCCTTAGGTAATGACCATTTCTCTCGCCCTTGCACCACAAGTACTTTATTAGTTTGTGCATCATATATAATTCCTCCAGCACAAATGCAAGCATAATCACTATCATATACGAATTTTTTCGCTTGAGCATTAAGTTTTATATTATGGACAATTTTGGCTAAATTCGTTTCTTCCCCCATTTAAGTCATCTGATTTATCTTAAAGAATCAGATAAAATAAAATCAAATATTTCAAATTCAATTTACAATTATTTCTTTGTTTGTTCGATCAAACCCACTATTATACGGTCTTTCTTTTTATCATCTGATAACTCGAGGATATGATTTTGGATTTCCGCTAAATCATAATCATCAAAAATTACATCATTGTCTTCTAAATTGGCGGAAATAATATGATTACAGAACTGTAAGTAGCAATTCCTGAGATTTTCAATCAATATTGTTTTGACATGTGTTGCATTTTCATCCAACGCTATTTTATCTGGTGTTTTATAATATATTTTCTTGGCCTTCGCATCAACAATTTCTATTGGGTAATCTTTGTAATCTTTACCTTCAAAATAGAGTTTATACAACAAGTTAATACCTCCACGGATTTTCGTTTGAATACATGTCCGGATGAACTTGAATGCTACATCTTGTGATCCCATCATATCAGTCAACGAATCAACATAATTTTCTTTAACAATGTATTTGATATTTTGCTGTTGACCTTGATAGTCCTTTGTTTGTGGAACATTTTCATTTTTCGGTGGTTTAGGTGGGCGAACTATCTTTTTATTTTCAGCTTTTGACTTAAAAATAACAGATAATTTATCATCTTCAACGATAACATCTTTTCTGCGGCATTTAACGGTCGCCATATGTTTATCCAGATTTTTTTGTGACACGAAGATTTTTTGACAATTGACACAAACATATGTATCTTTTTTCGCATCCGATGGGACGACAATCAGGTTCGGATCAGGTTCTATATTCTTCGGATTAATTATTGATGTATGTCTTTTTTCATTAGTTTCAGCAGATGCTAATACAGGTGTTTCTTCTTTTTCTCCCTGATTGAAGCCCATTAAATCTAACAAAATAGGAGGTACACCGACCGTTTTAACATCATAACATTTATTGTTCCGACTTAAATGAGAAATTAATCTCTGTTTCGTAGTGAACAAATGGTGGCAGTAAGGACAATCAAACATATATATAATGATAATATGAATATTATATTTTTTTTATATATTTATAAATCAATATTATGATTTATGACTATGTAATCAATGAGATCTGAATTATATTGGCTTATAAATTAAATCATCTTGTTTTTTATCAAAAGACAATAACGCGTTGATTTCCGATTGTGATGTTTCAGGTATATTAACAGTTGTATTTGCTTCAGATGGTTGATAGATTAAATCGAAGATATCTGGGTTACGTTCAATATCTGGCGCAAATGTTCTCATATCTTCAACATATTTTTGATGAGTAATTAAAAACTTTGATTTCGTCAAAGTTATTGGGATAATGATCTTCTGAATTGGTGCAATTTTAAGATATTTCCGAATTATGTCTTTAATTTCTAAAATTAGAGGATTGTGTATACCTTCACCATTTTTATTGGATTTGTACTTATTTAGAATTTTCTGTAAAATTCTGTTATCCAACCCATTAACCGTTAAAATTTCCTTTAAACATTGAAAATGCCCATAGTCATAAGCATATTCAATCGCTGTCTTACCCTTAGTATCAGTATAATTAATTTCATTGATTATCTCAGGTAATGTCAACAAATATTTAACTATCTGCAAATAATTATGGTTCACGGCGGCCATTAGTGGTGTAAACCCATTATCATCTGCAATCGCCGGATTGCCACCAATTTTAATTAACTGTTTAATAAGTTTTAAATTCCCACGTTGACAAGCACAATAAAGTAATGTTTTCCCATTAACATCTTTATAGTTGAGATTGATATGATCAATAATTGAGACACATTTGATGTGATTCTGGGAATATTTATCTAATAATTCGTAGTAATTGTGTGAAAAATTAATGATATTAAGTGCAACAATTTCATAATATCTAACATTAATCAAAGAATGTATTTTCCCCCTATCAAGGGGACATAATACATCGTTCTCCTGGTTTGATTCAATATATTCCTTCATACATTGATCATGAAATATGTGTTTCCGCTTGCGGGAATCACCAATTTTTTCAGCTTTGTCTTTCAGATCAAAATGTTTAATCAGTAAAATATTGTCTTTTTCCTTGAATTTTTCAGTACAGATGGGACAAGTATATCCATCTTCATACTCACTTGTTTTAATAATATTCATTAATATTATGTTAATTATGATTCATAATATTAATGGTTTTATTAAATTTTCAATTTTCGCCAATTTATCATTATTAATTATTTAATTTTAATGTTACACCCAAAACTCTACTCATTTTCACCAAATCTTGAGTTTTAGAGAGAGCTGTCCCATTTTCATAGCTTTTAATGACACCATCTTGCAAATTACAAGCATGTGCCAGTTGTTTTTGTGTTAAATTTTTTCTCTGACGCGATTGTTGAATTTGAATCTGAAGATTGTGAGTCACAGATGGTAATGACAAATCACCATCATCGGCTTTTTCTTCGATTTTACGAGCCATCATTGTTGGCTGTTTTTGAATATTTCTACTGGCATTGTATTTGAGCTCAGTTGGTCCATTAGCCTTATCCTTATTCTTATTCTTAACTGTTTTTTTCTGTTTTGGTTTAAGAACAACAACTGTCCAATCTTGATCCATCAATGTATAACTTATATTGATGACAATAATATAAATATATTTCAAGATTCAATTTTTCATTTGGAGATCAATTATCTATCTTAAAATTATTAAGACACGTTTACTCAAAGCCAAATGGTCATTTTCTTAACGAGAAATGATGCAATAAGTACCGCATGGCACACCTATTTCACCATTATTTTCATTATTACTTTCTACATATAATTCAACACCGTTAAGCATAATTCCTGCACCCTCGTGTGGTGTATAGATTGGTATATTCCCTCGTTTATCACGAAATTTCTGCAGTTGACTCATCAATTCGTCAATATCCATCTTTCTAAATGATCTTGTCGTCATCTTAATACGATAAAGACATTACACGAAAATATAAAATCAATTTTGTCAAACATTGGTGACTTGCGTTATGGGTTCATATTCTTCAATTGGTTTCTAATTGATATTATCTAATCGATGATATAAAATTGATTTATGGGTGTTGTTGAAAATGTCTATTATATTATAAAATGTCTACTATCCAGTATCAAAATCCTAATTTGCAAACAATTGTGATCCCTCTTAAATTTACATATAGGAAGGAATCAGATACAGAGAGAAATGATAATGACTGGTATAAAAATTAGGTCAGAAACTGGTACTTTGTATCAGTATCAGCATTGGAGATGATTCTTACGAATGGGAACCGATTGAGGGAAGCGGTTTTCAATTCAAGGGTCCCGTGTGTTAGAATGGCGATGTGGGTGTGGCTACAAAATATTGGACCCAGTTCCTGGAATGGACCCACCCGATATATGTCCTCTATGTCAACAAGTACACAAAAATTAAACACGATTAACTAAAATATCAAAGTCACATCTTCAAAATCGAATAACATGCCTAAATTTAAAATTGTGTTAATATATTATAATATATGCATCTATTTAACATACTTGGATATTATAATCAACCAGGCCATTTGATGATTCTTTATAAGAACAAATTATTTCCTCCAAAAAAGGGATTACATCCCCGTAATACTCGTGGTAAGCGATGTTTGGATCATAGAAAGGGTGAACTCGTGGAAATTATCAAATTTTTAAATATCAACACAGATTATATGTCAATGAATAAGAAAGAATTATGCGACTTGATTGAAAGAGCATTAAGGACGATCGATAATTCCAATGGAATTAGATCATTTTTACACTAACGGAAATTGACATGATAATACATAGCGTGATTGTTTAGAGAGGTCCCCATAGATTCTCAAATTTCTTTGATGATATATTCAAAATCATTTAAATCGCCTCAAATGTGACATTGGATTGATGATCCGTTCCTACAGTGTATAGTGTAACTATACACTTGTACATCTTATGGTCCGAACAATATCCCAAGGTCATTTGGATACTTACATGTCCAGTAAGTTTTAATTCATCAGATTGTTCATCAGACAGAGACATTAATGCATATTTATGCACTGATGTCTTCCATTTGTCTGAGCCAACTGGAAATGTGTGAATTTCATTCAACCTCATTAGTTTCATCATTTTGAATATTTAAATTTGTATATGTTTAAAATTATTCATTTTATTAAATAAATCAATTTTTTGTCTCAAATTATAATATACATGGCTAATTTGAAACGCGCGTTTGAAATACCAATCAATCCTGAGAATAAAGATTTCGTTCAATATCCATATACACCTTATCAGCGAATAATAGGTAATATGGATACGAACAATAAACAATTAATTGATCCACATTTACTGACAATTCCAAGATGTTTTGATATTAAACACGGTACGAAAAATTGTGCACAACTGCCACTACCACTACCACCGCCATATGTGTATACACAGACATACAATCAATAATATGTTCAAAATAATAAAAAATAATGTAATAAATTGTATATATGGACTTAAATTCTGCCATTAATTTGGGTAATAAGTATAAAGATTATACTGATACAGAAACTCGAGATCGTGACCTAAATCAAACTGTTATGAATAGAATATTTGATGTTGGACCATTATCTGCTCACAATGTTCACAATCTTGGTGGATGTACAACACCTAATAGTTATGTACAACGTTACAGTCAAGCCGACATTGCCTCACCAAATATTACCAATGGGGGTCAAATGAGTCGTGAATATTTACAAATGAAACACGCACAAGAACACGAATCACTGATGGAAAATCCATCATGTAATCCTGTAGCTATACAACAACTTAAGCAACAACAATTTGACGAAACGCGTGAATTAGCTAATCAAGTGCAAATGCATCATGCCAATAAATATAAAAATCTTAAATATATGTCCCCTGATATGTTGAATCAATCATATGGAAGACAACCGTGTCAGAGTGTTTTACCAACACCCACTCAAACAGGTTCTAATGATGTTTATGAGCAAACTACATATGGTCAGATGCGATATAGTGACGTTTCCAGACAATTAAAACAAGATTTAGCTGTGAGACATCAAAAAATTTTGTCACAGAACAATAAAGGTATTCAATCATACAAAAGTGTCCAATTTGGCACTAATTTGGATGAAGCATATGTAGGGTTTTAATACCTTTATTCTCTATATATTAAAGCACATATATGTGATAATATCACCACACATTATCACATATGATGTAGAAATTTGAATTATACACATTTTTTTAGGATATGATTATATACATCATCTATATTACTATTCATTTTAGCAGACACCGCAATATAAGCTGTCCCGTATTTTTGAGCCAATGTATAACCATACATATTATTTACCATAATTTCACTATATAAATCATTCTTGTTACCTACAATGACAAGTTTAATATTATCACGAGATTTAATAGCATACAATTGGTGTATCATCTCATCTAGTTGTCTGTATGAATCACTTGATGTGGCTGAATACACACATATAAATCCATCACATTGTTCAATTATATCTTTATACTTCATAATATCTGCACCTATATCAAAAATATTAACGGAATGATTCGTGTTATTCATACGAATATCTACCCGATATGCATCTTCAATTGTCGGATCATATTTGTCAAAATATAGATGCATAACATACCGAACAACTATTGCACTTTTTCCAACATTATTTGGACCAATCATGGCGATTTTCATGTCGATTTATATGATTATCATATGTATTTTTTGTAATTTTAATGTTATCTGTCGTTACAATTTAGACAATAAAATGATTTAACACCATCCAGACCACAACCCATACATGACGCTGCATCAGACAAGCAGTTTGCACGACGACACATCATAATGATACATCCACATTTAGTGCATTGTGGCAAACTATTTTCAATTGTAATTGTTTTTTCCCTATCTTTTTGAACACATTCGTGCCAACACATACTGTGAAAACGATATTTTTAAATCGTGTGCCATTTGGTCTAATTAACTTGAAACAAATGGCACAAATATCATTGTTTGCTTCTTGCCGAAATTGGCTTGATAAGACTAAATTTTGTCGTACACATTTCCCTTTCTCATAAAGGTCAGCCAAACTTAATTGAGCACTTACATTTCCATATTGTGCAGAACGTTCAAAACAGTCAATTGCTGAAGGAATATCCTTATGATGACCCTTACCGTGTAAGAGCATCAATCCAATTAAATTATACCTTAACGGATCAGTGACTGGTTTCTTTGTCATATATTCTATGACATTTTGCCATTTATTTGTGCATTCAATTTGATCGAGTTCATCGAAATTCATCAATTCTCCATTGAAATAATGTCTTAGAGGGTGTCCAGAAATACGATTTTCGTTAAAAAGATTAAAATAATTTGTATTTTATATTCTTGCTTAAAATCAGATTCAATGTTTGATTTTAAGAGATTATTCGATAGTTTCTCAAAATTATCCTCAACCAAATTCTATAAGGATAC